GGGTGACGCTGCCCCTGAAAGCCGTTCCGCCCCCAAGGTCGTAAACACGGCCAAGGCTACCGATATCATTGCCGCCGCCCGCGCGGTCAAATTGCCGGAAGCGGAGATTACAAACCTGATTGCCCGCGCTGAAACCGAAAATCTCAGCATGGACCAAGTGCGCGCCAACCTGATTGACGGCATGGCCGCCAAATCCGAACAGACCGAAGTGCGCCACCATGTGCAAATCACCCGCGATGCGGTGGATACGGCGCGCTCGGCGGTGGAAGAAGCCCTGTTGCATCGCTATGCCCCCAGCGTCCATCAATTGACCGATTTGGGCCGCACTTATCGTGGTCTAACCCTGTTGGAAATGGGGCGTGATCTGTTGGGAATGCAGGGCATTAATACCCGTGGGTTCAGCAAGTCTGAAGTCGCCGGTATGGCCTTGGGGATGAATGTCCGCTCGGGCGGTATGATGTCGACCTCGGATTTCCCCGCCATCCTGGCCAACGTCGCCAACAAAACTTTGCGCCGTGCCTATGATGAAAGCCCGCGCACCTTCATGCCGTTCTGCCGTGAAACCACATTGCCTGATTTCAAGCCGGTCAATCGCACCCAATTGTCTGGCGCTCCCAGCCTGCAAGCCTTGAATGAGCAGGGCGAGTATCAGCGTGGATCGTTCTCGGACGGCAAGGAAACCTACGCGCTGGGAACTTATGGCCGTACCGTCTCCATCGACCGCAAGGCCATCATCAACGACGATCTGGACGCTTTCACCCGCATCCCCTTCGCCTTTGGCCAAGCGGCGGCTCGTATGGAATCGGATATTGTCTGGGCTTTGATCACCGGCAACCAGGCCATGGCTGACGGCTTTAACCTGTTCGACGGCACCAACCATAAGAACGTGGTGGCCTCGGGGGCCAGCAGCGCCATTGGCATTGCCGGTTTAGGCGCGGCCCGCACGGCGTTGCGGGTACAGAAAGGCTTGGCCGGTGAAAATCTGAACTTGGTTCCGGCTTTCATCCTGGCCCCGGCGGCGCTGGAAACCGTTGCCAACCAGTATACCAGCAGCAACTTCCTGGCCACCAAGCAGGCGGATATTTCCTACGCTTCCACCTTGACCCCCATCATCGAGCCGCGCCTGGACGCGGCCAGCGCCACCCAGTGGTACATGGTGGCCGCACCCGGCCAGATCGATACCATTGAATACGCCTATCTGGATGGGCAACAGGGCGTCTTCCTGGAAACCCGCGTGGGTTGGGAAGTTGACGGGTTGGAAATCAAGGCCCGCGAAGACTTCGCCGCCCATGCCGTCGATTGGCGCGGTTTTGTAAGCAGTCCCGGCGCTTAACGCTGACGGGTAACGATGTTGCCATAGCCCAGACCTAAAAAGTCTGGGCTTTTTCTTTGAAGGGAAGTTTTAAAATGAAGAACTACGTTGAATCTGGCGACCGGCTTGACCTGGCCGCCCCGCGCACTCTGACCAGCGGCAGCGGTGCCCTGATCGGTTCTATCTTTGGTGTGGCAGCGACTGATTTGGCCTCTGGCGTTGTCGGTGTTTTCATGGTGGTTGGTGTGTTTGATCTGCCCAAGCATGCGGGCGATACGCCAACCCCTGGTGCCCATGTTTATTGGGACAACACCAACTTTGTGGTGACGACGACGGCCACCGGAAATACTCTGATCGGTGTCGCCACCCAAGCACAACAAGCTGGCGATGTGACTGTGCGTGTGCGCTTGAACGAATCGTTCTAAGCATGACAACCGACCGCTTCCAACGTCTGACCGATGCGTGTTTCAGATCCTTTGGTCGGAATGCGGTCTATGTTCCGACCAGCGGCGCTGCGGTGCCGCTGGTGTGGAGCTTTTGGGAGCGCCCAACCGGCACCCGCTTGAATGATTTGCGCAGTCCGCACTTTGGTCCCATTGCCCATGTGAAACTCAGTGATATCCCGGCGCAGCCGGATACGTCGGATCAATTCACCATGGGAACCCGCACCTTTACTGTCAAAAAATCTGAACTGGATGCGGGTGGGACGTTCTGGATTTTGGAATTGGCGGAATGATTACGGGCGATGTCCAGGGCTTCGATATCTTATCGGCTCGCTTAAAGGGGCTGTCTGATCTGGCGATAGCCCGGTTGACTCCGCTGTTGCAGGATGCTGCCAACCGGGTTGCTGATCGGATGCGCTCGGTGCTTCCTGCCCGGTTTCGCCAAGCGGTTAAGGTTGATTTTGACGTGTCGCCCAAAGGTCTTGGCGTCGGCATTTATATTACCGACCCCGAGGCCCGTAATTGGGCGGTAGGGGCCAATGCGCTGGTTGATGTGCGCGGCTATGCCAGGATTGAAAGCCTATCATTCGGCAAGCCGGTGAACCCGATCAAGGAACAAGTGCGCGGCCATCGTCGCCATTTCCATGAAACCGCCCATGTGGATCTACGACCCCTGGTGATCGAGGGGGCGCAGGAAATGGCAGCAATTGTTGAAACTACAGTTCCAGAAGTGATGGATGACAAAAATGCGTATTGAAGCTCGTGATGCTTTGCTTTCTGCCCTACAGGCCAATTATGCCGTCGCGGCCCTGGTGTCGCATTTTTCTAAGAAATTGGAACATTGGAATGATGTTCCCAAGACGAAAAAGCCGATGATCACGGTGGTGGCGGGAAAGTCCAGCAATCCCAATGCCGGATGGCAAAAGCCGGTCTATTGGGAACTTGATTTCTGGTTGTACGTCTATGTGGATACGGGCGCTGCCGATGGGTCTGCCCAGGATTTACGCGACATGATTTTGGATGCCGTCACCGCCGCGCTACTGGTGCAACCGGTCATTGGACGGCAAAGCTTGGGCGGCCAAGTCCATGATTGCCGCATTTCCGGCACCATCGAAACCGATGAGGGCGCCACCGGGCAGCATGGCATTGCCTGGGTTCCCATTACCATTCGCCCGCTTTAAAATCCCTAACTTCTAAGGATTTCCACCATGACCGAGACCCCCGAACCGGGGCAGCAACAGGCTGCCACCGATGGCACTGCTGTTTCCGAAGCCGATCAGTTGGCTGCTTCGCCCGTAGTCGATCCGTTGGCTGTTGCGCCCGCCATGCCCGCCATCCTTGCCGACCTGGACGCATGGTTTGCCGCCCATATCCCCAATTCCGCCATCGCCCGCAATACGCCGTTGGCCAACCAAATCACGGCGCGTGTTGCCGAGATTAAATCCCTGATTCAGTCAAACTTAGGAGAGTAAAATGGAAGCTCATTTTGGTGGTGGTGATTTCTTCGCTATTCCGTTGGGGGCGAGCAATGCGACCCCGTTGCATCTAAGCCAGTTGCAGTCCTTCGACATGGATTTCAAGTTCGAAGAAAAGAAGCTGATGGGGCAATCGCAATTCCCCCTGGTGGTGGCGCGCGGTAAAGGCAGCATCGAAATCAAATTGAAAAATGCCATTCTCAATGGATCGATGCTGAACAACCTGTTCTTCGGCAATACCCAATCCGCTGGTCAATTGATGACTGTCGTCAACGAGGCCGGTGTGGTGGCATCCAATGCCTATACCGCCTTGAACGGTGCGACCTTTGCCACCGATTTGGGGGTGACCTATGCGGCCACCGGTGTGCCCTTGACCAAGGTTGCCTCGGCACCCGCCACCGGTCAATATTCGGTCAATTCCAGTACCGGTGTTTATACCTTTGCCGCTGGCGATACCGGCACGTCCAGTGGTGTGGTGGTCAATTATACCTATAATCTGGCAGCCACCGGAAATACCGCGACCATTATCAACCAGGCCATGGGGTCGAATGTCCAATTCAAGGGCATCTACACCACGGCGTTGCCGATCCAGGGCGTTATCAAACGCATGACCTTGCAATTCAACGTTATGACCACGTCTGATTTGAAGATGTCGGCAAAGCAGGATGATTTTATGATGCCGGAAATGTCCGCGTCGGTGATGGCCGACAGTGCGGGCAATGTCGGCGTCTTGAGCTTGGCGGATTAATATGAGCCATCCGCACGAAACCGGATATATCGTTCTGAATGGGGTGTCGCACCCCATTCAGGCCTTCACCTTTGACGAATTGCAAACCGTGCTGGATTGCTTCGCCAAACTGGCCCCCGGCCAAACCCAGGATCATACCGAACGGGTGGTTGCCATTCGCACCATCTTACAAAAGGCCTTGGCGACCGGCGGCATGACCGAAGACACCTTCAAGTCCACGCCCATGTTGGTGTCGGATTTTGCCCCCGCCCTGGTGGTGATTTCGGCTTTGACCGGATTGGATCAGTTGAAAGTCAGCGCGAAAGATGGCGGCCTGGGGGAGTCCTAAACTGGGAGCGTTTCTATGCCCGCCTGTGCACGTTAACTGGATGGGATTGGCGGACGGTGGGGCAACTTACCGTCCACCGCTATCTTGCTTTGTGCGAGGAATGGCGTGAAACGCCACCCCTGCCGGTGCTGCTGAAAGCGGCGCTGGGGATTAAAACCGGGGCCTCACCGTCGGGTCGCGCTTCTGCAGACGGAACGCTGGATTGCACCACCGAAGAGGGTGCCGCCAAGTTTCTGGCCCTGTGGGGCGAGGTGGGCGGTAAGGCGGTCACGGGTTAGTCTGTTCCAAAATTTCCGGGTGTTCTTCCAAATAGCGCATGGCATATTCGGCCTCGCGGTTGATGGCAAAGGTGCCATCTTCGCGTTTTTGCCATCCCTGACGTGTTAGCCCCAATGCCTTGGCTGCTTGTTCTTGGGTCAGTTTCAGGCGCTTGCGCCAAGCCTTGCATTCGTCCGGTGTCATTGTTAAAATCCTTTCACCTTAAGGAGGTGCTGCGGCTTTTCCTTCCTGTGGTGGGGCTGGTTTCCCAACCCCACCTTCCGTTTACTGCGCTGTGTGGATTTCTGCTAGGATCGCCAACACAACGTAGGTCAGGAGTTTCAGGAACTTCATTACCGCAACACCTCCTTTCGGTTTATCTCCGGGGACAATCCCCGTCGACAAGAGTTAATATAGCCAACTAAGTTTGCATTGTCCACATAAAAAGCAAAGTAAATTTGCTTTTTATCCGTTTTTCTATGGTCGTTTGTCCAAGCCGTCCCATTCCGGGGCGGCTTTTTTATTGGGGAATCCGCATGTCCAACGGTTCAGATATCCAGGTCAAATTTTCGACCGATTTGTCCGATCTGAAGTCTGGCATGTCGGAAGCCGAAGATGTGACCAAGGCGCATCTTGATCAGATTTCCGACCATTTTCAGGCCACCAGCGACGTGGTGGGTGGGCATGTGCAAAGCATGGGAGGGCACATCCTGTCGGTGATGGGGGACACTGCCATTGCCCATGTGACCGATGATTTGATCGACAAGCTGGAGGAGTTGGGTAAAGACACCGCCGAGGTTGGCGTTGCCGCCATCAGCTTGCGGGCTGCCTGGGCCGCTGCGGCTCCCGCCTTGGGAACGGCAGCCTTGGCTTTGGAGGCGTTGGGCGCAGCATCGTTGGCGGCGTTTGCGGTCTATGAGGTCGGGTCGGCTTTGTACCATGCGGCTGAAGCCGCAGACCAATGGCTAAACAAAATTTCCGGTATTGCGGCCTTGCAGCAATTGCAGTCGGCAGAGAATTTGGCGCAGGCGGAAAGCTTGCGGGTCTTAGCCTTGCAATATGGCGAAGGGGCGCAGGCGTTCCAGCATTTGAGCGATGTCGCGCGCGATTATAAGATTTCTGGCGATGATGCCTCGGCCATGATGACCCAAATGGCCACGGTGCTGACGGCGCAGACGGCGGAAGCGCAAAAGGCGCGCGACGTCTTGAAAGCCTATGGTATCGAAGTCCGGGGGCTGGGCGCGGGCGATGCCCCGGCTGTGATGGATGCCTTTGCCCAGCGCTTGAATGACGTGCGCAATGGCACCCAGAAATCAGCCGATATCATGCAGGTGTTTGGTGCCGTCGGCATCAAGGCCATGGATGGAATCGCCCAAGGTGCTGGCAAAGTCAGTCATGCCTTTAACGAAGTCGACCGCATCAACGCGTCGACCATGGCCAACATCAAGGCCAGTCAGGACCGTATTGCCACCGTCGACCCACAATATTTGTGGTGGTGGAATCAGTTGGGACACTGGATGGACGGTGTATCCGACCGCTTCACCCAGATGGTGCCGAAATCCGAAGAGCTGCATGCGTCTCAAGCCTATGCCTTATCGGAAATTACCACGGCCTGGCATGAAGCCTATGACGGCGTGGTGTCATATTCCGACGCCCTGGACCGCGCCATCAAAGGGGCCAAGGATTGGGCAACGGCCAGCGCGGGCGGCAAGGTTGCGGTGCCGGATGCGCCCAAAGACACGCGGGCAGAATCCCCCAATACACCGCCGCCCGAGCATGCCGAAGATTTATCCAAAGGCGGATCATCGCAGGCGCTGGCTGAATTCCAAAGCGAACTGGCGCAAAAAAAGGCGTTGAAACAAAATTGGCTGGCCGATGACCATGCCATTGAAGCCGAATTTTGGCGGCAAAAAATTGCCGATGAACGGGCCGAGGGTTTGGAAGAAAACTCGGTGATGATGGGGTTGATGCAACAGCGTTTGGCCGAAACTGAAAAGGCGATGGCTCTGGCATCGCAGGCTAAGGCCAAGCAAGCTCAAAAAGATGCAGCGACGGCGCAAGAGCAAGAGCGCCAAGGCCAATTGCGCCAATTGGAAGAATCCAGCAATGCCGCCCGCGCCGGGTCGATTGAACGGGTCGATGCTATCTCGGCCGAGGTTCAATACGCCTTTCAAACCTGGGGCGCGATGTCGTCGGAATACAAGACGACATTGGGCCGCATGCTGCAATCCTATAAGGAATATCAGGCCGAACAGGACGGCATTGCCCGCGCCCAGGCCGATACCTTGCAGACGCTGGCGCATATCGGCTTGCAGTCGGATCGTGATCGGCTGGAAGCGGAAGTGGCCGAAGGCAAGATCACCGAACAGCAAAAGATTGCCATTCTCGACAGTCTGACCAACGCCGCCTATGAATCCGACCGCCAAATCCTGGCCGATCAGCTGGCCAGCTTGGATCAAGGCACCGCCGCCTGGCAGCAAATGTATGGCCGCTTGGCGGCGTTGGATGCCCAGCACGGCGCGGATATGGACAAATCCGCGCGGGACATGGCCAAGGCGCAGAAAAAGGCGGCGGATGAAACCTTGCAAGCCTGGGACCAAGCGCTGGCCCCGGTGTCGCGCGCCTTCGATACCAGTATTCAAGGCATGGTCATGGGCACCCAGACCGCCAAACAGGCCATGTCGCGCATGGCGCAAAGCATGGTGGGTGAGGAAATCTCCGCCCTGGCCAAATGGCTGCAACATAAATTATTGGTCAATGCCTTGGGGCTGGCCTCGGACCAAAAGACCGCTACCGGTGGCGTGCTGGCCACCTTGTTTGCCGAACATAGCAAGACGGCAGCCACGGTGTCTGGCACTGCCGCCCGCACCTCGGCGGATACGGCGGGGCAGGCGGGGTTCTTTGGCCGCATTGCCGCGCAAGTGGCGGGGTGGTTGGGTTTAGAAACCGGCAAGACGGCGGAAACCGTAGCCGGTTCTGCCGAACGCTCCACCGCCGAAGATACGGCAGCAGCGGCATCGGTGACTGCCGCCAAGTTGCAAGCGGCGGCCATCATCCCGGCCTATGCGGCCGAAGCCGCAGCTGCCGCCATGGCCTCGGTCGCGGCCATTCCGGTGGTGGGTTGGGCGATGGCCCCGGCAGTGGGGGCGGAAACCTTTGCCACCGCCATGGCCTTTTTGCCGATGGCCTCGGCGGCGGGTGGTTGGGACAAGGTGCCGTTTGATGGTGCCGTGACTGAACTGCACAAAGATGAAATGGTGCTGCCCGCGCATATCGCCAATCCGCTGCGTTCGATCCTGGATGGTATGCCCAGCTTCGGGCTGCCGCCTGGCTTTGCCCAGGCCGCCAATACCAACCTGTCCGCCCCCAGCAATGCGAATGCCCCCTTGGGCGGTGGCAGTCCGGGCGGTGGTCAGTCGGTCACCCACATCACCATTCAAGCCAACGACGCGGCCAGTTTCAACAACATGCTGACCCGTGCCGGATCGCCATTGATGAAAACCATTCAAGGCCAGCTGGCCATGGGTGCCCGTCTGACACCGTTTGGACGCTAAACCATGACCACACCGATTTTCCCCGTCTTGTCCGGCATCAACTTCCCGGCCAAGCGCACCGCCCATTGGTCGACCAATGTCCAAGCGGCGGTCTCTGGCAAAGAAACCCGCATTCAGCTGTGGACCTATCCGCAATATAGCTGGGAATTGGGCTATGACTTTCTGCGTGCCGATCCGACCGATTTGGAATTTCAAACCCTGTTGGGGTTTTTCAATCAAATGGCAGGGCAGGCGCAGGTGTTTCTGTATCCCGCCCCCAACGATAACAGCGTCACCGGCCAAGGCGTTGGGGCTGGCGACGGCAGCACCACCAGTTTCCAATTGGTGCGGGTTTTGGGTGGTTCGGTCGAGCCGATTTTTGCCCCCAATGCCGTTACCCAGGTGACGGTGGCGGGGGTGCCGGTCTCGGCTGGATCTTACACCGTCAACGCCTATGGATCGGCTGCCCCCGGCACCTTGGTCTTTGCCACAGCCCCCAGTGCCGGTCAGGCCATTGCCGTCAGCTATTCCTATTATTTTCCCTGCCGCTTCACCACCGACACCTTGGAATTCGATTTGTTCATGAGCCAGCTTTATTCCGCCCAGAAGGTGGGCTTCCAAAGCGTCAAATGAAAACCGCATCGACGTCCCTCATCAACCTGCTGGCCAGCAGGGTGTTTCTGGCTGTGGATTTGTATGCCCTGACCCTGGCTGACGGCACCATTACCTATTACTCCGGTGGCGATGCCGATGTGCTGTGGAACGGCAACACCTATTCCTGCGGTGCCCTGGCTGGCCCCTTTTGGGGCAAGGACGGTCAGCGTTCGACCTTGCATCAGAAGTTGGGCACCGATGTCGATACATTTTATGTCCAGATCATGCCCGGAACCTCGACCATCAAAGGGGTTCCGTGGGGCGAAGCCCGGCGCATCGGCGTGTTCCAAGGGGCATGGCTGCAATATTCCCGCGCCTATTTCGCGCTGCCGCTGACCGGTCAATACTGGCCCCTGGTGCCGGTCGGGGTGCTGCCCCGCTTCACCGGTCAAATCGGCGCCATCGATGGCGGCGGTGCCGACATGGTGTTCTCGGTCAACAGTCCGATGAAGATCCTGCAGCGGATGATCCCGCGCAATCTGTACCAGCCCTCCTGTCAGTGCTGCTTGGGCGATCAGGCCTGCGGCATCACCCTGTCAACTCTGGTGGCGTCCAGCACGGTGACGTCGGGGTCAACGGCCCTGGTGCTGAAGACCACCTTGCCGCAGGGTCAAGATTATTATGTTCACGGGGCGATCACCTTCACCAGCGGGGCGCTGAATGGATTTTCACGCACTGTCGAGGCATGGGTGCCGGGCACCCTGACTTTGGCAACCCCCTTTCATACCGCGCCCGCCGCTGGCGATAGCTTCACTATCTTGCCCGGCTGCGACAAAACCTTTGGGCCGCAAGGCTGCCCGAAATTCAACAACATCGCCAACTTCCGGGGGCATCCTTACGTCCCCTTGCCGAGTCAAACCCAATGATGACAGAACTCGAACAGCGCCAAAGGGTGGTGGACGAAGCCAAGTCTTGGCTGGGGACGCCCTATCATTCGCAGGCCAGACTTAAAGGCATCGGGGTCGATTGCGCCCAATTGCCCGCCGCCGTTTACGAATCGGCGGGGATGATTCCGCATATTCCGCTTGATCCCTATTCCCATCAATTTCACCTGCACCAAACGCGCGAGGCCTATCTGGACATGGTTCTGGCCCATGCCCAGGAATGTGCTGGACCGCCGCAGCCTGGAGATTTTGTCCTGTTCAAGATCGGTCGCAGCCATTCGCACGGGGCTATCGTTGTCGACTGGCCCCATGTGATCCATGCGGTATCGGATGGGCAAAAGGCCGTAGTGCCAACCGATGCAGCCCGCGAACCGTTTTGTAAGGAACTTCTGATCAACCGCGCCCCGCGCTTTTTCACCCTGTGGGGCAAAGTGTAATGGGTGGCCTGTTTGGTGGTGGACAACCAGCGCAAGCGGCGCAACCGACGGCGGCGTCCGGTGTCAATATCCAGACCTCAGTGTTTGGCAAGGCCGTGGCCATTGTGTTTGGCTCAACAATTTTGCCGCCCAATGCCATTTGGTCGAATAATTTTCAGGCCATTGCCCATTCCAGTAGCGGTGGCGGCGGCAAGGGGGGCGGCAGTTCTCCAACCTCGAGCACCTATACTTATACCGATGGCGTCCAGTTTGGCCTATGCGAAGGTCCCATCACCGGAATCGGCACCATTTGGCAGGGCGCTACCGCCCATACGGCCGTCAATCTGGGATATACGGTGTTCACCGGCACCTATCCGCAAGCGGGCTGGTCATCGCTCAACAATTGGAAAGCGGTATCGGAACCGCATGTTATTCCCAGCAGCGGCGCACTTCAGGTCAAGGTCAACTATACCGGCACGCCGTGGAACGACAATGGCGTAACCAGCAGCGGTGGCTTGATCTTTACCAAGGTTACTGGAAACCCCACGCTGGCAGATCAATACGCGGTCAACAACGGCACCTATACCTTCAATTCGGCCAATGCCGGACAAGGCATCACCATCAATTATAATGCGGGAAATGCGCCGACCGCATCGCAGGCGCTGAATTATAACGGCTTGGCCTATATTGCCAATTTGACCCTGGATCTTGGGTCGACCGCAGCGCTTCCCAACCACTCGGTCGAGGTCTTTGGGTTCCTCTCCAACCCCAGTGCCGGATGGTATGACGCCAATCCCGCTGACGTGGTCAGCCTGCTGTTGACCAATAAAATTTGGGGTATGGGGGAGCTGTTCCCTTCCGCTTTGATTGGTGATTTGAGTAAGTTTTATCTGTGGTCCACCGTCTTGGGCTTGGGGATTTCGGCCGCCTATACCGAGCAAACCACCTGCGCTCAAATTCTGTCCGATTTGGCCACTTTCACCAACACCGATATTGCCTGGACTACCACTTTAAATTTCTTGCCGCGCGGCGATCTGGATGTTTCCACCTATAGCCCCTATCCGTCGGTTTTTGCCTTTACCGATGATGATTGGCTGCCCGTCTCCAACGCTTCGACGGCGTCGGGCAGTCAAGTGTCAGACCCCTTGGTCGGCACCCGCGCTGATCCTGCCGATTTGCCCAATCAGGTCACCATCGAATATCTGAACCGGGCGAATGCCTATGCGCCGGAACCGGTGACGGCCCAAGATATGGCCGCCATCCAACAATATGGCCTCAACCCCGATCAGTCGCGTCAAGCCCATTTGTTTGCCACGGCTACCGCCGCTCGGATGTCGGCACAATTGTTATTGCAGCGCTCGCGCCAGCCGGGAACCTGGCAGGGCACTGTGGGCGAACATTGCTGCCGTGTGGAAATCGGTGACTTAGGCACGGTTGCTTCGGCGGTGTCGGGAGTTCCGGCATTGCCGGTACGCGTCACCGAAATCACCGAACAGTCGGATGGTACACTGACCTTTGCCTTTGAAGAGATTCAGACCGGCGCCGGGACCGCCGTAAATTATGCGGTGGCCGCCGCCCAATCCACGGGGCGCAAATACACCATTCTTCCCGGCAGCGTCGATACCCCAGTGATCTTCGAGGCCCCGTTGGAATTGGTGCAATCGGGAGCAATGGAAGTCTGGCTGTACACCAATGGCGGTCCCAATTGGGCCGGTGCCCAGGTCTGGGTATCATCGGATGACGAAACCTATGCCTATCAGGGCAACATTACCGGCCGCGCCCGCATTGGGTCGCTGACCTCGGCGTTGTCTGCGGGGCGTGATCCCGACACGGTGAATTCGCTAAGCCTGCAATTGGTCGAGAACGGTCAGATCCTGTCCGGCTCGCAAACCGATGCCGACAGCTTCAACACCAGCGTTTGGGTTGACGGCGAAATTGTATCCTATGCCACCGCCAATCTGACCGGGGCCAACGCCTATACGTTGTCTTACCTGCGTCGGGGTGGTTTCAGCACCGCCAATGCCGCTCACAAAGTGGGCGCACCTATGGTGTTGATGGACAAGTCGGTGTTTAAAATCCCCTACACCGCATCGCAGATCGGCAAGACTTTGAAGGTCAAGCTGCTATCGTTCAACGCCTTCGGTGGGGCGATGCAGGGTTTGTCCGACGTCGAGCCTTATTCCTACACCATCTTGGGCCAAGAAACGCCGCCGGATGTAACCAACCTGGCGACTGTTTATGTGGCAGATCAATTCAAGTTGATTTGGACGCCGGTCAACGACCCGCGGCGGATTGATTATGAAGTTCGGCTGGGGTCGTCATGGGCGACGGGGCAGATTCTCGGGAACCCGACCGTGGGCGAAAGCGCCATGATCGGTGATGGCCTGTATTGGGTTGCCGCCCGCTATCAGGTTCCCAATGGTCCGACGCTGTATTCGGCGCACCCCATATCTTTGGGTGTGGCGGGTTCCGTTTTGACATCCAATGTCATCGTCACCAGTGACCAGGCGGCACTGAATTGGCCCGGAACCTTCAGCAATACCTTCATCAGCAGCGGCTATCTGGCCCTGGAAGGTGGAGATGTGTTGATTGACACCGATATTACCAAGACTTCAGACATCATGATGGATGGTGGCGTTGCTGCCAGTGGAACCTATCAATCCAGTACCGGCGTCACTCTGGCTTGCCCTGCGGTATGTAGGGTTGAAATCACCCTGGGCAATGTCATCGCCTTTGACATCAATTCACTGGATTTGACCACGGTAGCAGATATCACCAAAGTAGCCGATGTGATGTCTTACAACACGGGCGGTATCGCCAAGGTGATCCCACAGGTTAGTCTGTCACAAGATGGCGTAACCTTTGCCGCATGGCAAAATTGGGCGCCGGGGTCTTATCAGTTCAAGGGCATCAAGGCGCGGCTGCTGCTGACCACATCTGACAGCAATATCAGCGTCAAATGCAGTGGCTTTACCTTCTTGGTCGACGTCCCGGATCGGGTTGATAAATACCAGGTGACCACCACCACATCCGGCCCAGCCACTCTGGTCTTTAAGCAAAATGGAATCAACGCGCCGTTCAATGGCGCCCCCGGAACCATGACCACCCCCCATATCCAATACTCGATTCAAAACGAGCAGGTGGGTGACGTGGTGACCTTCACCGTTACCATGTCTCAAGTGATTTTCACCGTTACCAACGGCGGCTCCAATGTCGCCCGCACCATTTACGTCACAGCACAAGGATACTGACGATGACGCACTTTAAACGCTTGATGCTTGGCCTTCTGGCCATGCTCATGCTGCAAACCACAGCGTGGTCCGCACAAAATGCCGTTACCATTCCGACCACCGGGCCATTGCCGGGCTTGACCCTGCTCAACGACCTTAATGCGGCAATGGCAACGCTGGAAACGGTCAATTCCGGGACTACGGCCCCGACCGCTGCCGGGTTGGGGTTGTCATCGTTGGCGGGGGTGGTTTGGCACGACACCACCACCAACACCTTAAAAATCCGCGATCAGGCCGACAGTGCGTGGATCGTCTTGTTCAATCTGGATGAAACCAGCAAGCAAGCGGCGGGAAACTCGCCAGTGCTGGCGTCTGGGTCGACGCAAGGCATCAGTGGCACCAACCATTATTCCATGTTCGTCGCCACCGCGTCTGCCACCTATACCGTGGCCCAGACCACCGGTTTTTATAACGGCTTCGGCTTTGATGTGTTCGCCCAAGGGGGCGCGATCACCATTTCCATCAACGGTACCGATAAGATCAACGGTGGCAGCGCAGGGGTTGGCATAACCATTCCGGTTGGCTTCGCTGCCGACTTCGTGACCGATGGGGCGGGCAATTGGTGGGTGAATTCCAGCCCAGCGGTATTGGGCACCGGCAGCATCGCCAGTGCGTCCACCACCGATCTGGGCTCGGTTGCGGCCCCGGCGATTACCGTCACCGGCAGCACCACCATCACCAGCTTTGGCAGCTCGGCCCAAGCTGGTCAAATCAAGATCGTCACCTTCGCCGGGGCGCTGGTGCTGACCAACAACGGCACCGGCCTGATTCTGCCCAATAACGGCAACAACATGCTGACCGCTGCGGGCGATAGTGCTGTGGTCCTGGCCCTGGGCAGCGGCAATTGGAAGGTGATTTCTTACCAGACGGCCAACGGCTTACCGTATATGGCTGGGGCTGCCAATGGGTTGGCCACCTTGGGCAGTGGGGGCACCATTCCCGTCACCCAGCTTGGCACCGGTTCTGGTGTGTCGAACACATTTTTGAACAATACGGGCGCATTCTCGGTTCCGGTGATCAACGGCTATGACCCCATCGCCAACATCAACACGGCAATCACTGGCATCCGTGGCCTTGGCCTCACCAGTTCGGCGGGGCACATCTATAATGGCCAGATCGATGCCTTCAACGATCAGACCGGCACCGATGGCTATAACAGCGTCGGCCAAACCTACGATGCGACCAACAAGTGGTACACCAACTATTATTATTCGGTCGATCCCTACACCAAGGCGCTCTTCCATTTCGATGGCAATGCCACAGATAGCTCTTCGACCGGCGTTGTCTTCACCAATGTTGGAACGGTCACCTTTCCCAGCGGTACGGTTAAGTTCGGAACTGGGGCGGCTTATTTATCCGCAAACACTCAATACCTGTCTTACACGGGCGGACAGCTTGGCCTATCCGGTGATTTCACTGTCGAGATGAATGTATATTTTACGGGAAGTGGCGTGAGCTATACCAGTGGTGTGCTGATGTCCACTCGCAGTGGCAATACGAGCAGTGGATTTTTAGTACAAACCACCAGTTCGACCACGCTCAACATCCAAACGGCTGGAACGTCTTATATCACGTTCAATACGCCTACAGCTGGCGCTTGGCACCATCTGGCCATCGTCCGTTATAGCGGGACATTGAAGGTCTATGTGGATGGAACCTATACGGGGACATCTGCATCGGTCTCCACCAATTTCTCGGACGGGTACTTTCACCTCAATTATGACCCGAATGCCGGGGCAAGTGGCGGGGCCAATGTCGGTTGGTCTGCCGACGAAGTTAGGATCAGTCAGTATGCCCGCTACACTGCAAATTTCACCCCTCCGACAGCGGCCTTTACGCTGTCTAGTCCCAGCCAGTCTTTTGCAGATAGCGCGACCGATATCAATACCGGGGCTCTGTTCCATTTCGACAACAATGTCACCGACAGTTCCAGCAACGCCATCACGGCAACGCTGTCTAACGGCTCTTACGGGACCGCCAAGTTTGGCACCTATGGCCTGTCGTTCAATGGCACGTCGACCAAGCTGTCAAGCACCTCCAATCTAGCCACGGTTTGGCTGGGGGATATGACGGCAGATGGTTGGGTCAATCCAACCAACTTTAGCGCATCGCGCCCTGTGTTCGATACCAGGGCCAATACCGGCTCAACCGGTGGGGTTTTGTTGTCCATCAATACCTCGGGTTATCCGACAGTAAACATCAACGGTTCCACTGCTATTACCTCGAGCATTGCACTGACGGCGGGGGTCTATACCCATGTGGCCTTGGTCCGCAGCAATGGCGTCTTCACGTTATATGTGGGGGGGCAGCCTGCTGGAACCTACAGCAACAGCAATCAGCTGATTGATGGCAAATTCCTAATGGGCAACGACGTCGGCGGCGGCTCTTGGTTCTATGGCCTGATGGATGAATGGCGGTTCAGCAACACCGCTCGGTGGTCGGGTGCCTTCACGCCGCCCACCGCTGCCACCTCGCTTGGCACCGGGTTCTCGCTTCAAACCCAAGCACTGACAGCCATGAATGGCACACCAAGTATTGGCCACATTGTGCTGCGGCACCTGGATGTCAACGGCACGGTGGCACTGAACACCGATCTGTTGGCTGATATCTCCAGCAACGGCGGTACCACCTGGAACACCGTCACCTTGTCCAAGAATGAACCGTGGTCGAGCACCGCCAACGACAACATCATCAGCGGGGCGGTCACCTTGACTGGTGGATCGACCGCCATGTTGTGCCGCGTCCGCACTGCCAACTCGAAACCCCAGCGCATTCGCGCTGAGGGCTGTTACTGGAATTAGGAGAAATCATGAAATCTTTGACCCAACAAATCAACGCCCTGACCGCCGTGATCGCGGCGGACATGGTGACCTATGCGACTTTGGACCCCACCAGCGATCAGGCCCGCACCCTTTTGGCCCGGTTGATGTCGGATCGGGACACGCTGGCGACATTGCAACAACAATACGCCAATGGTCCCGAGGCCATTGCCGATGCCAACTTGGGTCTGGGCATCTCGGTAATCAGCACCGGCACGCCATCCTTGAACGGCACCTATCCCTGCGATGATCTGACCACCCTTGATGTCACCGCTGAATTGCTGTCGATCATCCTGAATGGAACCTTTGTCGACGGCAACAGCACCGTTCAATGGGCCAATGCCCAAGGTATCGCCCAGACCATGACTATTGCCCAGTTCAAAGCCCTGGGCACCTTCATGGGTAAATATGTGGGGCAGAATAAGGCGGCGGTGCTGGCCACCTACAACGGTCAGGCCGCCAATTGGCCCACCACAAATGTGGTGACCATTCCTTAAAATTTGCGTCTAGGGGGAAGTATGACCGAAGAGTCCTTAATTACCTGGATGGTCGGAACTGGGGCGATGGTAACAATCTCTATTGCCACGGGCGTCTGGGCCTTATCTGGACGGTTCGAGAAAATCCGCGAAAAAATCTCAGAGAATAACGCAGCCAGCGAAGCGCGGGCGGTGTTGACCCACACTCATATTCAGCAGGAATGCCGCGATCTGCGGCAAAGCTTCGTTGGCGTCCAGACCCACGAGGCCTTGGTGGCACGAGTCGAGGCGCTGGACGATCGGATCAACCGACATATCGATAATCACTAAGGAAAACTGCCATGACCGTTGTCACAACCACTGACCACATCATTGCCGATATCATCACCCGCGAGGGCGGTTACGTCGACAATCCCAGCGACAAAGGCGGCCCCACCAAATATGGCGTGACGCTTGGCACCTTGGCGGCTTGGCGCAAGGCATCGGTCACCAGCAACGATGTTGCCAATCTGACAGCATCCGAAGCCAGCGAAATCCTGACCGACCTTTATGAAGTGAAGCCCGGATTTTCCCAATTGTCCGACGATCAGGTGCGGTCGTTCATGGTTGATTGGGGGGTCAATTCCGGCCCGGCCACTGCCATCAAGCAGCTGCAATCTCTGCTGTCTGGCTGCCATGCGGACGGCATTCTTGGCCCGATCACCGCCAAAGCCGCCAATGCACTTGATCCGGCATCCCTGCTGACCAGTCTTATAG